GATATTCACTATGGAACTAACCCTTGCTCAGAAATTATCCTACGTCCTTATCAGTTTTGTAACCTTTCAGAAGTCGTACTTCGTGAAAAGGATACAGTGGAAGATGTTGCAAATAAAGTCCGTCTTGCATCCATTTTAGGAACATGGCAGTCAACGCTTACAGATTTTAAATATATTCGTAAGATTTGGAAAGACAACACTGAAGAAGAGCGTCTGCTTGGAGTTTCACTTACTGGACAATTTGGACATAAGTTCTTTTCAGGACAAGAAGGATTATCAAAGCTTGCTGAAGTTCTAGATCAACTTCGTGAGCATGCAGTAAAAGTAAATATTGAAGAAGCAGAGAAAATTGGGATTCCCGCTTCAGCAGCAGTAACTTGCGTTAAGCCTTCGGGCACAGTGTCCCAATTGGTCGGGGTAAGTTCAGGAATGCATCCATGGCATTCAGATTATTACATTAGAACTGTTCGTGGAGATAAAAAAGATCCAATTACAGAGTTTCTTAAGGATTCAGGTATTCCTTCAGAAGATGATGTAATGAAGCCAAATGATACAACTGTATTTTCATTTCCAGTAAAAGCACCAAAGCATGCTATTACTAGAGATAAGTTGACTGCTATTCAGCAACTTGAAGTTTGGTTGACATATCAACGCCACTGGTGTGAGCATAAGCCATCTATTACAGTTTCTGTAAAGGAAGACGAATGGATGGAAGTGGGTGCATGGGTTTACAAGCACTTTGATGAGGTTTCAGGAATTTCATTCTTACCTTATTCAGAGCATACATATGTTCAAGCTCCATATCAAGAAGTTACAGAAGAGCAGTATAAGGAAATGGTTGGCAAGATGCCAGCTGCTATTAACTGGTCTGCTTTATCTCTTTATGAGCTTGAAGATACAACAACAGGAACACAAGCTCTTGCATGTGTATCTGGCGAGTGTGAAATAGTAGATATCAACAAGTAATGAACTTAGTACAAAAAGCTGTCAATGCTGGTGGTAAATTAGCACCTATTGTAATTCCAAAAGATATTACTTTTGGGACGGGGTTAATGAATCCATCAGTAATGATAGATGATGATGGTGATATATTAGTTAATCTTCGTCATACAAACTATACATTATTTCATTCTGAAAATACACAAAAGTTTCCAACACGCTGGGGACCACTTGCCTATCTTCATCCAGAAAAAGATCCAAAATTAGGAACAACCAACTATCTTGTACGAATGAACAATGATCTTAAAGTTACTGATTATTGTTTAATTGATACAACAAAAAATGATGTTATTCCAGTTTGGGAATTTGTTGGTTTAGAAGATGCTCGCCTTGTAAAGTGGGATAATAAGTATTACATGATTGGCGTTAGACGAGATGTTAAGCCAAATGGTGAAGGTCGCATGGAACTTGTTGAAATTAAAATTAATAAGAAAAAATGGGAAGCTAAAGAAAAATCTCGTATTAGAATACCTGCTCCAGGTGAAGACAATTCATATTGTGAAAAAAATTGGTATCCTATTGTAGATAAGCCTTATCATTTTATTAAATGGACTTCTCCTGTTGAAGTTGTTAGAACTTATCCAGAACTCCCGCCAAGATGTGAACAAGTTGTGGTTAAGCCAGGATTGCCTGTTAAATCTGACTTAAGGGGCGGATCTCAAATGATTCGTTGGGATGAAAATACATATATATCAATAGCACACGAAACAGATTTGTCTTGGAACTATCTTGGTCAAAAAGATGGTTTATATCGTCACAGACTTTGCGTTTGGAATAATGAATTTAATCTTATTGGTGTATCTCCAGAAGAGTTTTCGTTTTTAGATGCTAAAATTGAATTTTGTGCAGGTGCTGCAAAACTTAAAGAAGACCTATTAATCTCTTTTGGTTTTCAAGATAATGCTGCATTTATACTAAAGGTTACAAAAGATGTTGTTGAACAAATGATAGAGGAGGCATTGAAAAATGAAATCAATTGAAGAATTAATTGAAAATGCTTCTCATGACATGTTTAATCCAGAGCTTAATTTTGAGATTGCTAAAAAATATGATGAACTCGGACAAAATGCTGCAGCAATTTCTTTTTATTTAAGAGCAGCTGAATACGGATATGATAGTTTTCCAACTATTGTTTATACATCATTAATAAGAATTTCTTTTTGTCTAGAAAATCAAACAGGTCGGGAACATACTGTAAGTAGTGCATTGTTGCAAGCAATTGAATATATGCCTAATAGACCTGAAGCATATTTTTTGTTATCCCGTTTTTACGAAAGAACGCAGAAGTGGCAAGAGTGCTATACATGGGCACAAGTAGGATCAATTTATGCAACCAGAAATGAAAGCTTGCCAGCAGAAACAGAATACCCTGGGGCTTATGGTTTTACATTTGAAAAAGCTGTAAGTGGCTGGTGGCTAGGAAGAAAAGAAGAATCAGCACAATTGTTTGATCAGCTTTTAGCACAAGATATTGCTCAAAATTATAGATTAACTATAGAATATAACTTAAAAATAATGAATCCTGAGCATGAAAAACTAATACAAGAAAAGTAGCATTTTTTAACTATTTTGGTATACTTGTAGCATATGAGCCTGCAATACACCTATACCAGTAATCTTCAGACTACTCAGGGCGGTAATTTTAACTATCCCGCTTATACTGATACACCTGACGTACCAAGAGATATCTACCGTTTAGCCACAGAGCTTGACGCATATCTTGCTGTTAATAAGGGTCCAGGCTATTTAATATTTTCAACTTCATCTAACACATTCTCTATTGGTTCAAAAACTTTTGCTGTAACAATTAATGCAGGTAATCCAAATGGTAGTGGAGCATATGCAGCAGGTGATCGTGTTAGAATTATTAACACAGCAAACACATCTCAATTTATTGAAGGTATTGTTACATCTGTAACAACGAATTCAAGTATTACAGTAAATATTGATACTGTTCTAGGCTCAGGAACTATCACAACATGGCAATTTAGCCTTACTGGAATACAAGGAGTTCAAGGTCCTCAAGGACCGCAAGGCACACAAGGTATCCAGGGAATCCAGGGACCACAAGGTGTACAAGGTACTCAGGGTGTACAAGGTCCTCAAGGTACGCAAGGTATTCAAGGCGTACAAGGTCCTCAAGGCACCCAGGGTATTCAAGGCATTCAAGGTGTGCAGGGAACGCAGGGCGTTCAAGGAACACAAGGTACACAAGGTATTCAGGGTTCTGGATATTCTGTAACAACATCAACAACTTCAATAACAGTTGGTACAGGTTCACAAACATTTGCTATTTCATCTCCAGGTGCTTATATGGCGGGAGATCGTGTAAGAGTTGTTGATACAGCAAATACTTCTATTTTTATGGAAGGAACAATTGCTTCAATATCACAAACTAGCTTAACAATGAATGTTGACATGGTTTCAGGCTCTGGAACTATTGCAACATGGAAGTTCAGTATTGCTGGTGTTCAAGGCGTTCAAGGTCCACAAGGTCTTCAAGGTATTCAGGGTCCACAAGGTACGCAAGGTGTACAAGGCACACAAGGTCCACAAGGTACTCAAGGCATACAAGGTCTGCAAGGTCCACAAGGCACACAAGGTTTGCAAGGATTGCAAGGTCCTCAAGGTACACAAGGTGTACAGGGAACGCAGGGAACGCAGGGAATACAAGGTCGTTCGTATCTAGGCATAACATCTAACTCTTCTATTACAATTGGTCAAGGTCCTCAAACATTTGCAGTAACAAATTCTGGTGCATTTGGTTTGGGACAAATTGTTACAGTTGCATATGCATCTGCTCCATCAAATTATATGATTGGTAACATTACTGCAGTTACCTTAGATTCAAGTATTACTGTTAATGTTACAACAATTGGTGGATCTGGAACATATTCTTCATGGGTATTTTCTGCATCTGGAATTCAAGGCGTACAAGGTACGCAAGGAATTCAGGGAATTCAAGGTATTCAAGGATTACTTGGTACTCAAGGTACACAAGGGGTTCAAGGACCTCAAGGAACACAAGGAATCCAAGGTGTTCAAGGTTTGCAAGGCGTACAAGGCACACAAGGTTTGCAAGGATTGCAAGGTATTCAGGGTATTCAAGGTCCAATATCATCTCTTAATGCTCACCAATCAGTAGAAGCAGTTCAAGTTTCCCCATTGGGTAATGGTGCAACATATTTTGCTGGCTCTGCAGATCTTGAAAATGGAACAGGTATTGGTGCTTACATTCAAGCATCAACAAATGGAACTCTTTCTATTGATGGTTACACAACTCCAAATCTTGCTGTTGGTGATCGTATACTTATTGCGGGA